CCGAGCGGTTCTGAATGTTGCCGTCCGCCCGCTCCCACGCCACGTACTCGACCTGCCCGTTGTTCGCCCGCGACCACGGGTTCACCACGAGAGTGAACGGCGCCACGCGGCGGATGACGTACGCCTCGCGGAAGTCGCCCAGCGCGGCGAACCCGCCGGCCACACCGTCCGCGGTGATGGCGTTGCATCCCTGGTCGATCACAACCGGGTACCCCAGGAGCTCCCGGGTGGGAGCCTGGCCGATGCCGGCGGCGGCCTGCGGCAGCACGAGCGGGCGGCCGTTGTCATCTTCCAGGCGCTTGACTGCCATCCACGTCCCCTTGGACATGACCCACTTGGCATTCTGCTCGTACTCCGGGTCCAGGGCCTCCTCGACCTCCGTGAGTTCGAGGTAGGCGATGGTGGCCTCAGAGTTGAGCACGACATCTGCGGTGAGCCCGTCGTGCAGCAGGCCGAACGGGAGTGTGGTGCCGTTGCCGTTCACCCAGTCGGCCGCCTGCTTGCGCTGGATGCGCGTCCCGAGGGCGCGGGCCACGAGGCCTTGGACGTCGAACTGTGCATCCTGCAGGAGCTCCACGGACACCCGCAGCGGGGTTGTGGTGCCGGCGCCGGTGGACGTGTACTTGAACGCCCCGAGCGCGACGGTGCCGAACGCCAGGTCGTCGCCGTCAGCGAATGCGGCCTCTTCCGCGGTGATGTCACCGGTGTTGGCGGTGTCGTCGAGGGACGGGTACTCCAGCGTCCCGCCGCGCTCGGTGCTGAAATCGTCGACCTCCGCGGCGAGGCCGCCGAATGCCGCTCGAACCTCGACGAGCTTCTGGCGGAACTCCGGTGACACGAGGTAGCCGCCCTCGGAGTCGGTGCCGACCTGCTGGGCGTTCCGAAGCTCCTGCAGGTCGGCGTTCGGGACGCCGGTGCGCAGGTACGCCTCAAACGACCGGTTCAGGTCCTTGAAGTCGTCGGGGCGGGTGCCGCCAAGGTTGACGTGCAGGTCATCGCGGACGGGTGTGGTGTAGGCGACCTGGCGGGCGCGAACGGCAGCATCCCCGCGCGCGGTTGCCAGGTCGCCTTCCAGGCCCTCGTACTGTGTGATCTCTTCGGCCGTGAGTGGCCGCCCCTCCGCGCCGTCGACGATGGCCTGCAGCGCGGCGAGAATCTGGTCGATGTCCACTGTCACTCCCCTTTCAGGAGTAGCCGCGCCCGTGCGCGGATCAGTTCACTCTGGTTGTGCCGGTCGCCCGGCCCTGTTTCGGTGGTGTCGTTCGCCACCCTGTCCGCGAGGCCGGCCTCCACGGCCGCTGCCGCGGAGTACCACGTCTCAGCTTTCATGGCGTCCCGCCACGCTTGTACGGTGCCGCCGGCGCGGTCCGCGTAGATGCCGGCGATGGTGTCGGACAGTTCGTCCAGCAGGTCCGCCATCTGTTGCATGTCCGCGGCGTTCCCGAGGACGATTCCGGAGGCATCGTGAACCATCATCTTCGCCGGCTTCTGCATAGCGATGGTGTCGCCGGCCATCGACACGAACGACGCCGCCGACGCGGCTATGCCGTCCACGGACACATCCACGGTGGCCGGGTGCTCTAGTAGGGCCGTGTATATGGCGATGCCGTCGAACACGGCGCCACCCGGACTATTCACCCGCAGGTCGATAGCGGACGCTGTGATGTCCCGAAGCGCCTTCGTGAACGACGCCGCGGTCACGTCCTCGTCGGCCCAGTCGTCCCCGATGTACCCGTAGATGAAAACTTCCGCACGGTCGCCGTCAGTGTTGCCGATCTTCCACCAGTCCCCGCCGCGGTTCTGTGGACGGGCGGTCATGGCCCGCCCACGGTTGGCAAGGTCCAGCAGTCGCGCCGTGTTCACGATAGGGCCTCTTCCAGTTGGCGCGTGTCTGCGGCGGCGGCGCGGAGCACGTCCCCGCCGTCGATAGGCGGCAGGTTCCGAATGTGCCGGGCTTCGTTCACGGTCAATAGGCCCGCCTTCACCTGCTCTATAAGCAGGCGGATTTCCTCTTCCGGGGTGGGCCGCTCAAGGCCGGCGAAGTCGAATTCCGCGAACCGCCGCGGCCCGGCCGGGCCGCCGCCGCCCAGTAGCCGCGACAGCCTTTGCTCCATTCGCATGGTCCACCCGAGCAGGGTAAATCGGCCAAGGCCGCGGTTTTGCTCCGCGACTCCCGTACCCCATGACGTCTGTTTCTCCGTCTGCATGAGCAGGTGCGGCGGCACCCCAGTCCAGCGCGCTATTTCCTCAATCTGAAACTGTCGACTCTGCAGGAATTGGGCATCCTCGGCGCTCATAGTCCACGGTGAGAACTTGAGTTTACGATTGACGAACGCTATTTCGCCGGCGTTTTCCCAGCCGCCCACCTTGCGGTCCAGGCCGGCTTTTATGTCCTTGGCTTCGTCCTCGTCCACGTCCTCTTCCGTGGACACCAGGCCGGCGATCAGGGCGCCACTCCCGAACATCTTTGCGGCGGCCCTATCCCCGGCGATGGTGGTCCCGAACGACTGCCGCGCCACCCCGAGCAGGGACATGCCTCTAAGCCCGTCCATGGACGGTCCCATGATCTGCGTCATGGTGTCTTGTGTGTACCGGCGGCGCGTGCCGTCCGCCAGGGTGGCGTCGTACAGCTTCCGCCCCGTGAACGTGCCATCGGGGCGCCGCTCCCAGGATGGCGACACGGACAGCGGGTGCAGCGGGGTAGCCCCGGCCATGACGCCGGCCCCGTTGTAGATGTGCTGCAGGTATGTGTTCCCGTGGAGGAGGCCGTGCAGCAGGCACGTTTCCTTCCACTCATACGGTGTCTGGCCATCGGCGGTGCCGGGGTCGTCCAGCCAGGTCCGGATCGGCTGCCGCTCGTCGTCGATCTGCCCGATGCTTTTCAGCGGCAGGGATGCGATGGTGCCGGCGATCAGCATGACGGCCCGCCAGAATGCGGCGATCCCCAACGCTGAACCCTCATTCACGTTCACACCCGCGTACGTGCCGGCGGCGCCGAAGTAGCCTGCCAGCGCGGGGTCGCCCACGGAGATTACGACATCATCGCGGATCGCCTCCCGGCGCTTCCAGGGCCACTGCACGCGCGACATCATGCCATCGCCGGGCGACGGTTGCGGTTCACAGCACCACGACGGCGTGTCGCGGCTTCCTTCCGCGTGCCGCCAGCGCGGCCCACACTGCGGCTTTCACGCCGTCCGCGGGTGCCGTCGAGTGCAGCCGCGGCCCGTCCACGCCTGGTGACACCCGCAACGCGAGCACTTGGGCGGCCAGTTCGGGGCCGCCGTCGTGCGCCAGGACGCCATCGGTCAGCAGCCGGCCCAGGTCCTCTACGGCGCCACGGACGGTGCCCTTCTGCGGGTCGGTCTTGACGCCCATGCCACGCCACGCCGGGTCCGCGGCGATAGACGCCCCGGCCAGGACCTGGCGGCGGAACCCGGAGGCCTGGACGGCTTCCGCGGCGCCGGCCACGTCGTCGTATGTGGCCACGGCGACCACAGCCCGCCCGCCCGTCAGTGCCCACGCCTGGGCGACGTTCACGCCCCGCGCGTACCAGTCCTCGACGGCCACGGCGTCCGGCGGGCGGTCCGCCGGGGTGTCGGTTGCGAGCGCCGCCCAGGCGCTCTCGGACACCACGGGTTCGCCCTTCTCGCGGCGCTCCCGCAGCCGCCACACGTTCAGGTATTGCGCCTCGAATCCGCGCATCGGGTCGGGGTCGTCCAGTTCCGGGTCGTCCTCGCCGTGCAGCGCCTTCTCGTACTTCGTGGCGATCATCCGGCGTCGGTCCTCGGACCAGTGCGGCGACGCTTCCCGCCACACGGCCGGGTCGGCCGGGTCGGAGCCTGGGCGGGCGCCCCACAGCAGCAGCAGTGTGGTCGGGTCGTCCGCGGTGAACGCGTGCAGCAGGGACGTCCGCATGAGGCTTGTGGCGCGCCGGTGCGCCGTGGACGTCAGGTGAATCTGCGGGCTCGAACGTTCGATGATCGCCGGTTCGAGGCCTTCGGACACGGTGTCGGGGTCGACGTCCCACCCTTCGTCTACGACGCCCAGGCACACGTCGTACCCGTACACGGCCCGCTGCGCTCGCACGAGCCAACGGTCCCCGGCGGCCGTCTCCACGCCTTCCTTCCCGTTGGCCCGCGACACTGACCAGCCAGACTGTTCCGCCCAGCGCCACGCCCCGCGCTGAATCTCGCGGCAGATAGCCACGTCGGAGCCCGTGTGAATGATGATCTGCGTTTCCCCGAACATCTCCGCGTGCCACAGCCGCCACAGCGCCAGGGCACGGATGCGCACAGACTTACCGGCGCGGCGCGGCGTGGACTCTACAACGGACCTGTGACACAAGGTGCCGTCCGCGCGGTGCTCAAGCTGGCGGGTGATCGCCAACGCCTGCCACCATCGGAGTGTGATCCGTTGCGTCTCCTCCACCCACGCGACGGCCGCCGCACCGTAGGAGTCCACGGCGTCCGCCGGCGGCGGGCTCATGGCCAGCGGCGGCGCGGCGTCCTCGGGCACTTCCGCGAACCGTTCGAGCCACGGGTATCGGGCCAGGGCTCCGGGGTGCCATTCGAGTTCCTGTCGTAGGTCGTAGTCCTGTGCCTCCGGAGGGAGAGAAACTGAC